GGGTGAGCGTGCCGGCGGTGGTGCGTCCCAGCACCAGCCGGGTATCATGGTCAGCCAGTGCGCGCACGTCCCGCTCAGTCTCGCCGTCAAAAGCGCCGGGCTCTATGGTTTCGTATGCATCGTCCCACAGCCAGTACTTGCTGCCGTATACGGCAAAATAGCCCTCTATATAGAGGTTGCCGTCGTCGGCGCGGGTTTGAAATTGCACCGGCTGCGCGATTGCGGTCCTTTTTGCCATCATGAGTTTTTTTCACCTCCTTGTAGTTTGCTTTGGTCGCCTATCATGCCGCGGGGTATGTAATTTTCAAGTATCACGAGGTCATCCAGACCGTCCATCGGCGCAAGGCCCAGCCAGTTGCGCACTTCGTTGCCAGTCATTATGCCGCGGACGTATTCGTCGTTGCCAACGCTCGAAAGGTCCCTCAGGTCGTAATTGTAAAGGCTGCGGCTGTTGAATCTGAAATACCAGTCGGGGTTGTAGAGCAGTTTTCTCGTCAACTCCTGCTGTATGTTCTCGGCAATCGGCATGATGGTGGACGAAATGAAATTGTTCCAGGCGTCGCGGGCAAACGTTCCCTCGCCCAGGACAAACGTCGGTATTCCCAATATTGAGGCCACAGTCTGTTTGTCGAGTTTTACAAAATCCGCCAGCGCGAGGTCAGATAGGCTCAGGGGTTTTACCTGCTGCACGTCAAACTGGTCTGCCGGTATGATCCACGGTTCGCCAGCTCTGCCGCTCGTGATGTAGTTCTGGAGCAGCCGGTCGCGCCCCTCCGGGCTGGAAAATTCGTCGGTCAAACCGTCGACCTTCACGATGAGCGCCGGTTTCCACTCTGATGACATAAATCCGTTTTCTGTTGCCGCGGCCTGTTTGAGGTTATCCGCGACGGTGGAGAGCTCGACCTGGTATCCCCTGCCGAGCCACGGATAGTAATCGCCGGGATTAAACGCAAAATGCAGCACGTCATCCGGGCGGTATACTTCTCCGAGTATGAGCACATCGTAGTCCCACATCCCGCTTGGGACAAACGACACATACGCCGGAGGGATAGGCTGCAGGTCGGTGATATAGCCATTCTGTGTTACGGGATAAACCACCGCATTGCCGTTGCCGCTCAGCATCTGGGTTCTCACGATCCACCGCACCCAGTTGCTCCTCGTCATGTTGTGGTAAGGGGCGATGTCAACCTTTTTCGATAGCTCGTTTTTTATCCTGACGTCGCCGCGATCGGTGTTCTCCATTAAATGGATCGTCATTACCCCAATAAGCCGGGCGATGGTGTCCACCGCTGTCGCGATCTCCGGGTTATCCGCCAGAGTGGTATATCCCCGGCATTTCAAGCTGCCAAACTGTGAGCTGTCGCAATAAAACGTCACGCTCCGCTTCGTCGAGGGCTCCGCTCTGGCGGCTGCTCTATTTCGTTTCCGTTTACTCATTTCCAAACCATCCCTCCGCTGCTCTGATTTTTTCCATGCTCTCTAAATAGCGCACGGTGGCAAAAACCGAAGCGTCGAATAAGTCTATCCTGTGCTCCGGCTGTACCTTCTCGTATTGGATTATGTCGTCGGTTTTTTCTATCGCCCGAACATTCTGTACGCAGTACTCATATGCCTCGCTGTGCATGTAGTACAGGCGCCCATTTTTGGCGCTGTTTTCAATGTACCTAAACCCCTGCGATTTGTTGATCGTGTACTGCGGTTGGTCGATGATTTTAAAGCCCGCTTTTTTTATGTCAAGCATATACTCAGCGGCAAATTTGCGGTCATGTCCGACCTGGCTGATCTTAAAGCCCATATCCCGCATTCCGATATACCAGTTGACCACGTCGGAGTAGTTGGTAGTGGGGGCGTTACACATGGTAAGCCAGCCGCTATCCTCCCAGCCGAACAATGGTATATTGTCCTGGTCGGCTTTGAGTGCCGCCGCAGTCAGTGGGAAAAAGGCGTGGGTGATGATGATGTCGGTATCCTGATAATGCCCGAAAAGTGCCGCCGCTGTCAGGTCGTGGAGGCGGGCGAGATCGGATCCGCCAAACCACTTTATGGGCAGTTGGGACAGCTCCGCCAGCGTCCAATCGTGGGCCGCGTCGCTCCGGCGGAACTCGTCGATGTCAAAATACGCTTTCAGCGCATTCACGTATACGTTGAGGCTCTTCGCCAAAAAGTCCTTGCGTTGCTGCGGGTCGTTCATCGCCTGCCGGCTGTCGTTGAGTATTTCCGCCGGGCGTATGCTCACACCATAGGCGGGGTTGGCCATCTCGTGGACGATGGGGTTTGTATAGTCGATGTCGCCGCCCTCGTCCGGGTTGGCGCAGCACATAAAGATAAAATACTGCTCGTCCTCTATGGTGCCGTTGAGGACCTTCCGGCAGTAGCGCAACCGATACCCGAGGAATGCCTGCTCGTTGTCGCCCGCGGTGGATATGCCTATGATCAATTTATTTGTATACGCCTTCATCGCCTCTTTAAAGAGGTTGTATTGTTTGGGCTTTTTGTAGGCGTGCATCTCGTCGCATATGGCGATATTGCAGTTGAGCGAATCCTGGGTGTCGGGGTTGGCGGCCAGCGCCCGGATATAAAATGAGCCGTCGTCCCCAAGGTCGGCGGTCATGCTGTGCTCGTTGTTGTTGTCTATGATTTTTATAGACCCGCCCTTGGCCTTGTCCTCTCCCATCTGGCGCACGTTGTACACCAAAAAATTAAAACTCTCGAGGGACTGTATCATGGCCGCGCTGGTAATGTAGGTTTTCGCGCCGCTCTTGCGGTACCAGAGGGACAGTGCATATGCCAGAGCCGCCGCAAACGTGGTTTTGATGTTTTTGCGGGGTATAAAGATGAGCGCCTCGTGAAATCTTACGATATCAGTGCCGCTCATTTTAAAACCTATAAGATTGTAAATGATAAATTTGTGAAAGGGTTCCAACTTGAAGGGGCTCCCCCTCAGCGGAGTGCCATCAATCCGCTCACCCTGTTGGTGTTTGAGCGTCAGCTCGATTATCTGTATCACAAACTCCGGGCCTTTGGGGTCTATATAATAGTCCGGGTTGTCCAGATCGCGGAAAAACCTCTCAACGGCCTGCTTCAGTTCCTCGCAGGCCACCTTCTGCCCGCCGCGTATGCTCTCGGCGTACTCCATGACGGCGGGCCAGTTGCGCCCTTTAATCGTCGTCAAAACTAATTGCGGCAAGTGCTGCCGCAAGTTCTCCAGTTTTCGCGTTCTTCGGGGGCGCCCCGCAGACCTTTTTGTAGGCCGCCGGGGTCAGGCCCAGCTCGCGCCAGTACGCAAGCGCGGTTTTGTTGAGCATATCCCACAGGTCGAGGTATGGGCTGCGCGTCATGTTGGTAGCCCCGGCCTTATTGGTGTGCTCCACGATGGGGCCGTCGCCGTCCTCCCGATAGTCCGCCATTACCTGGTCACGCTGCTCCAGTATCTCCGCGAGGCTGTCTATCACCGGGGCGTAGTCTTTGGCCTCGACACCGGCGCGCTTGCACAAGCTTTTGATTTTTGTCCGCCATTTCTTGGCGGTCAACGGTTCGCCCTGCGCCACGCCGCTCACCTCCTCCACCGCTCCGGGGCCGTGGCAAAAACGGAGCGTTTTGTTTGTTTTTCGTTTTGATTTTCAAAAAATCCCTCGCGCGCGCCATAATGTAGGTTCTGGCGGCGACCCCCACCCCTAAAATTTTCTTTAGAGTTGGAAAAGGGTACCCGCGCCATAGAACGAGAGGAGGGCGCGTCCCGATGAAGAGGGGGGGATCAATCGTTTTCGCGGCTGAATCTGCCCCGTTCTCGCAGCGCCTTTGCCTTCTCCGGGTGCCGTTTGTTGTGGCACTCGTGGCACAGCGCCACGAGGTTGTCATCGGCAAACGCCAGATCGGGGTACTCGTCGGCGTGCTTGATGTGGTGCACTTCCGTCGCCTCGGTAAGCCTGCCGTATTTCCGGCAGTCCTGGCAGCGGTATCTATTTAGCCGTAATATATACGCGCGTTTGCGCTGCCATCGTTTTGTTTTGTAAAACTCCGGTGTGCCGGGTATTGCGCAGGCCGTGCCGCTCACCTCCCGATATGCAAAAGGGGCCGCTCATGGCCCCTTGCTTTTTTGTCCTGTATCCATTATAGCAGGTTGCCGTCAAAAAATTTGCTGCAAATGTGCGTCAATTATTTTTTGCTGCGCCGTGGTGTAATGGTAGATAACCGTATTGATTGCGAGGTTGCGCCATGAGTAATACGTCCGATCGCTTATGTGGAGCTTATCGCATATCTGGCTTTGTATATACATTCGGCCCCGGCGGCTGTTGGCGTTGCTGCGGAGATGGAATGTCTGCTCCATCAGCTCCGCAATTTCTGGCTCGTATGTCAGCAGCTCCGCCCATGCGTCCTCTATCGCCTCCACCCACATCTGCGCCCGCGCGTCCACGATCATGCGGTGCTTTTTTGCCTGCTACCCTGGCAATCACAGTGCGCAGCGTAACGTCGCTGTTGGTTCCCGTTTTTGCCGGCGGCCCCTCCCTCGCCTGGCCGAACGCTGCGCTTTCTATTTCTTCGCGCTCTATCTCTTCTTCCGTGCCGCTCAGCAGTGAGCTTTTTATGGCGGAGTAGGCGTATAGGTGCTGTATCGCCTCGTGTCTTATAGGGTTTTGTTTCACTCTGCGCCCTCCCATATTAGCGGCCTTCCCGCTGCGTCTACCATTACGCACACGCCGTGATCTTTTAGTTGTATGTATTGCACCCCTGTTAGAGTGTCAACATATATTTCATACGATAGACCCACTTCCAGTATTCGCAGTCTGTAAATACCAGCCTCAGCCTTTACGCACCCGCACAGGGCGAGGGTCAGCAGGGTTAATATTGTTATTGCTATTACTCGTTTCATTTTTTCCTCCCCGTGCTTATCTTCGGTCGCCCAGCGGGTTTTCCAGTCGCCTTTTTCGTACAGTTCGCAACGTTTCATATCGGGGCGTCGGATTTTGCTTTTTTGCGTTCTCGAACGCTCTACCTTGCAGCAGTAGCCGTTTCCGTCTTTTTTATAGCGGTCGAGCCATTTACATCCGTGACAGTTCATTAGTTTCCTCCTTATCCATTTTCGCCCTGTCTAATACGCAACCCGAGAGCCATATTCTAAGCCGTTCCTTTGCCGCTTCTCGTTCTATGTATTCAGCCATTTTCCCTTGCCTCCAATGCTTTTTCCGCTTCTTCGCGGGTGAGGAATACAGTCTTGCCGATGTCGCGCTCCCATAGCGTTCCGCAGCCCAAGGTGTTCAGCACCGTGCGCCCGTTAAGTGTGCTTATATCCGTCACGGTAAAGCCGTAAACCCGCGCAGCGGGGTAGGTGCTGAAGCTCCATAGTTCGTCTCCCGCCTTGCACGGCAATACTACCAACCGTCCGTCTTTCTCTGCCCGGAGTAATTCACGCAGATGCTCAGTAGGCTCCCCATGCACCACAGGGACAACATCGGCGGCGGGAATACTGTCGAGGAGGTCTATACAGCCCCTGAAACAGTCTGCCGCCTCATTGTTTCCGTCTAATACGCAATCTGTGATCCACATTCTAAGCCGTACCTTAGCCGCTTCTCGCTCTATGAACTCTTTAGCCATTGTCAGTCCTCCTTCGGTTTGTATCGAACCTTTTCGCAATAATCCATATTCCATTCTTCGTCAGCCGCCCATAGTGGGGCAATCATTTTTCTTGCACCGTCTTCACGCCAAACATAGACATCTCCGTTAAATTCAAGGCGTTCAAAATCTTCACAAGGAATTTCTTCTGCCCTCAGAATTACGCAGTGCATAATGCTCTTTCTGATTCCAAAGCATGTGCCAGCAAGAGCATAAAATCTTTCTTTGGCATCATACGGTGTATACAGAATGGCTTCTCCAAAACCGTAATCAATGGTATATTTCATGTTCATTCCTCTTGTTCGCTCGTCCCGCCGGTCAGCGGCCGGCATGCGCAGGTAGTCCTCAATCACCGCCGCCGCACACGGCCAGCCGTAGCAGACCGCGCAATAGTAGCCCTCGGCCATAGCGCCGCTCATAAACTCGTTTTGATTCGGGGTCGGACGGTTGTCGCCCGTTTTGAGCTCAACGTATATGCCATGGTAGCCGCCCCGTGCCGCAGGGATAAACACATCGGGTACGCCAGAATGTACCCCCTGCCCTATCAGTCGCGCAGCGGTGCGCTTATCGCGTAAGCCGCCGTTGGGTATGTGGTGGTAGAGCCGCAGGGCCGGGTACTGCGTCCGCATCATCCGCGTCCAGTTGGTCAGGGCGGTCTGGTGCTCGTCCTCTTTGCCTATTACCGGTTGGGCAGGCCGCCATACGGGTATACCCGCCCGGTTGAGTCTCTCGGTGTATTCGCTCATCTTTTCACCCTCCCTTTAGTTTCGTCGTTCCTCTGGTCTCTCGCCAGCATTATGCTTATATACGCGCCGCTGACAAAGCTGTTTGTCCTGACGCGCACATCCTGCTCTGGATCGTACAGGAAATATCCGGGGTAAGCCTTCAGCAGCTCCCGGGCTGCATATTTGTCATGCTGTATCGCCCTTACCGTACTGCGGGTCACCTTGTGGTCATATACCTTGACAGTGGGTTGCTTGAGATTCTTGGAGCCCCACCATCTGCGCCGCCCCTTGGGATTCTTCGAGAGATACTGTCCCATAGCCTCAAGGCCGTATTCATTGGGCTGAAGGCGATCCGCGTTGGCATAGCCGAAGTGCCACAGGCTTTCACAGGTGTCGCGGTCTATGCCGCTTTCAAGGATGACGTGCAGATGAAGGCGCTTAGTGTTTTCCGTGCCCTCTTCCGCGACTATCATGTACTTGCCGGAGGCCAGCCCCGCCTTTTTCCTGCGCCGCTGCCATCTGGCTATGTAATTCCGCGCGTCCCGCTGTATCTCTTCCATGACCGGCAATCGGCCGTTCCTGCTTTCATATGTCAACGTTACATGCAGGCCGCCTGCAGTTCCGGGGCCGAAATTTTCATTGACGAGCCGCACGAAGCGTTTGCGGCTGTTGCGCTCGTTATATCTCTTCTGTGCCGCCCGGCTTTCCCTGAGTCTGGACGCCTTAACCCCGCACTTGGGCCGTGTATCCCAATATGGGTATACCTCCAGCTCCAATATATTGCCGCTGCGAATCTCCTTCACGCGATAACCTGACAGCTTTGGGGTTCTGCCTGGCGTACTCTGTTCTGCATCATAAAAGTCCGGGTCTGTTATGATCCACTTCGTTTTCCGTCCTTTGCCCATAGCTCGATACCTCCTGCTTATCCAACATCGGCATTTAGGGGCTGACAACCCCGGCCCACATAGTGGGCGCGGGCTGGCAATAGCATAATGGCGCTCGCTTATGTCAAGGGCTTTCGCGGCATAAAAGCCAACCTGCGGGCTGGCATTTATTCCACGGTTCCTTGACAACGCTTCACGCAATCGGGCGATGCTGCTATGGCCTTTTGCCGGGGACGGTACTTTGCTCAAGGTCTAACCCTAATGCAGTTGCCGCCACCCCGTAAAGGAGAACCGGGTAATGCCGTACCCGGCAAAAGGTCATGCTCGGTTTCTTACTACTCATTACAAGCCCGAAAAGAGCTTGTCCGCCGCCTATTGGTATGCCTGCCCGATTCACCGGGCAGGCTTTAAACTGTGCATATTCTCTTGTTTTTTGGGACTGCGGAAAATGAATATTTGCTCC